TACGAGCTTGTCCGACTTGTTGGAATCCTAGTCATCCACAATTACGATTAGGAGAGTTGCCAATAAACGATCCGCAGGCGTTGCGCAATCCGCGCCCTGACCAAGGTGTTGAGGCAAGTAGAAACTTCCAAGGAGGTTGGAATCCTGTAGGATTAGCCGATCCTTTTAATCTAACGCCAAATAGGTTAGTTGGTAGGGGATCAATAGGAACAGTAATAGTAGTAACAAACTAGGAGGGCATGTAATGCCTAAAGTTGGAAATAAAGAATTTAGCTACAGTCCTAAAGGTAAAGCTATGGCTGCAAAAGAATCGGCCAAAACAGGGAAACCCATGCAGACTTACAAGTCTGGGGGTAAAGTAAAAATTCGCGGTACTGGCGCAGCAACGCAGGGTATCTACGCAAGAGGGCCAATGGGGTAAATTATGAACTATACTGCGTTAACAACTAATATACAGGATATCTGCGAAACTACTTTCACTGCGGATGTGTTAGCTATGTTTACGCAGCAAGCCGAAGAAAAGATATACAATACGGTGCAAATACCTGCGCTTCGTAGGAATGTTACGGGCACTATATCTGGCGATAACAAGTACCTTACCATGCCTACCGATTTCTTATGGTCGTATTCGTTGGCTGTTGTAGATTCTTCAGGGGTGTACGTGTATCTTATCAACAAAGACGTAAACTTTATGCGCGAAGCGTATCCAAATCCTACGGATAAAGGACTACCCAAACATTATGCCTATTTTGATGATGAGACGTTTATTCTTGGACCTACCCCAGACGTTACTTATAATACCGAGTTACATTATGGGTACTATCCAGAATCTATAGTTACCGCTGAGACTACATGGTTAGGCGAAAACTTTGATTCTGCGCTACTAAACGGTGCCTTAATAGAGGCAATACGTTTTATGAAAGGGGAAGCCGACGTGGTTGCAATGTATGAATCATTGTACGCGCAGTCGATAACCTTGTTAAAAAATCTTGGGGATGGTAAGCTGCGTGAAGACGCGTATCGTTCTGGGCAAGTTCGTACCACAGTAAGCTAGGAGATAAATATGGCTTTCACAGGAAACTTTATGTGTACTTCGTTTAAGAAGGCACTACTCGACGGTGAGATGGACTTTAGCGCCAATACTACCGATACATTTAACATTGCATTGTATACTGATAGTGCATCCCTAACAGCGGCCACGAGTGATTATGTAAATAATACAGCAGGTCAAGTAGCAAATGGAAATGGCTATGCTACAGGCGGTAAATTGCTAACGATTAGTCAAGCGCCTACAGATGGCGGGTCTGGTACAACTGTGTTCCTTAGTTTTGGAACTATAAACTGGACTTCCTCAACACTTACTGCGCGCGGCGCGTTAATTTATCGCTCCAGCGGTGCGAATACTAACACTGCAGTTGCTGTGTTGGATTTCTTGGCTGATAAGTCCTCGTCAAATGGTACTTTTGAAATTCAATTTCCGACTAACAACGCTACAAGTGCTATCATCCGTATTGAAACACCTTCGTAACCTTATAGGAGGTAGCTGTAATGGCTTTTAAATTAGCAAATAGAGCTTACGTCCTAACGGCTACAACCGGCACAGGTTCAATAACTTTGGGGTCAGCCGTTGCAGGATACCAGACATTTTCAGCGGCGGGTATAACTGACGGAAGTACCGTACGTTATACAATAGAAGATGGCAGTAATTGGGAAATTGGAACTGGCACTATAAGTAACTCTGTTGGAACTATGGCGCGTAGCGTTACGGAAAGTTCTAGTGGGGGTAGTTTACTAACCCTGTCCGGCAGTGCGCTCGTGTTTCTAACATCTACTTCTGTAGACATGCAGACGGGTGTTAACATTACTGGCGGGTCTATTACAGGAATGAGTAGTCCTACCGCTAACTCTGATGTAACTACAAAGTCATACGTGGATAGTATTGCTGCAGCAGGTATAGTGTACCATACTCCTGTAAGATTATGCACTACAGGAGCATTGTCAGCTGCGTATAATAACGGAACTTCTGGGGTAGGTGCTACACTCACAAACAACAGCACTCAAGAAGCCTTAACTATTGATGGAGTGCTTACTCAGACTAATGATCGTATACTTATAGATCAACAATCAAATTCTGCACACGACGGTATTTATACAGTAACCACTGTCGGTAGTGGAGCAGCAAACTGGGTACTTACTCGCGCCACTGATGCGGATTCTTATGAGAACACAGGCTCTACAGGATTAGGTCAAGGTTCTGCAGTATTTGTATCTGCAGGTAGCGCCAATGCAGGTGAATTACACGTATGTAATGTAGTGGGCATAATAACATTTGGCACCACAGACATTACTTTTGTTCTAGTAGCTGATACTTCGTTTTATACTGCGGGTGCAGGTATAACGCTGACAGGAAATGAATTTTCTATAGACACGGCTACTTCAAATGCGATTACCGCTAACACTGCCAAAACTGGAATAACAAGTGGTCAAGCAAGTGCCATTACCGCTAACACTGCCAAAACTGGAATAACAAGTGGTCAAGCAAATGCCATTACCGCTAACACTGCTAAAGTTACTAACGCCACTCATACCGGCGAGGTTACGGGTTCTAGCGCACTAACGATTGCTGACAACGTGGTAGATGAGGCAAACTTAAAGGTAAGCAACACTCCTACCGATGGATATGTACTTACTGCTCAGAGCGGCAATACTGGCGGTCTTACATGGGCCGTTGAAAGTAGTGGTATAGCGTCAGTAGTTGAAGATACATCTCCCCAACTTGGCGGTAATCTTGACGTTCAGACTCGAGAGATAACTACGAGTACCAGTAATGGAAATGTCAAAATAACGCCTAATGGTTCAGGAGTTGTTGAAGTAAAGGGCGCTGGCGGCAACGACGGCACACTACAGTTAAACTGTTCAGACAATTCTCACGGTGTAAAGATTAAATCGCCGCCACATAGTGCGGCAGCGTCATACACACTTACACTGCCGAACGATGATGGATCGTCGGGCCAGAGTCTAACCTCAAATGGTTCTGGCACTTTGTCGTTTACAACAATTACATCTAATGCAACTCATACCGGCGAGGTTACAGGTTCTGGTGCCTTGACAATTGCAGATAATGTCGTTGACGAAGCTAACCTTAAAGTAAGCAACACACCAACAAACGGTTATTTTCTGTCGGCCCAATCGGGAAACACAGGTGGGTTAACGTGGGCAGCGGCTTCTGGGGGTGGTGGTGCAGACCTTTACGCGGCAGAAACAACAGGCTCTACCGATCCTACAGCAACTGGTACTTTGAGTCTTGCTATTGGCAGTGGAGCGGATACCTCGGGTACACGTGCAATTAGTCTAGGCAGGGCAACTACAGCTTCAGGAACAAATAGTATTGCTATTGGGAATGGTTCTACAGCTACAAGACTATCTTCTGTTGCTATAAACGGGGACGTTACCGGAAGCGCCTCTACGGGTTATTCGCTCGCAATCTTTGGACAAACAACTGCCCAACATGCAATTCAAATAGGTCGGTATGGTTATGTACAAGGTGATTATGCTACAGCGGTAGGATATGAAGCTGATATTACTAGCAGCGGTGCAAATGGTACAGCTTTAGGATACAACGCAAAAGTTTATGGTAGCGGTGCAACTGCTATAACAAACAGTTATGCTAGTGGCACAGCCAGTTTCGCAGCAGCTATAGCAAACAACACTTCAAGCTACGGGGCCACTGGTGCTAATAGTGTGGCGATTGGACAGTATGCAAGAGCAGCGGCTACGAATGCTGTAGCGATAGGCTCAAGAGCCGTCTCTAGTAGTTCTGCTATTGCTATTGGCACTAGCTATGCAAATTATGGCATTGTCGCTTCTGGTGCGAATAGTATTGTGCTTGGCGATGGCAGTGCCGCTACGCAAATAGGCTCAGTAGCTATTGGGTATGGGGCTAAATCAGACATAGTAGGTAAATTTGCCTATTCAAACAGAAGTTTTGCTGATGGTAACGCAGAAGGCAGTTCGCAAGGCGGTATGTTTATTCTTGTGTCTGACACTGGGGATGCTACCGCAGAAGCGATGACTACAAACAAAAGTACCGCCGCTGCTAATAATCAAATCGTAGCCGCTTCAGACACTTGTATTACTTTCTCAGGCACTATCGTGGCAATGCAAAATGGCGCACAGGCTTACGGTGGCTGGGAAATAAAAGGGCTGTTGGTTAATGATAATGGAACAACAACTGTGCCTAGCAGCGCAATCACAGAAATCTCAAATACCTCAAACTGGGGTCTGACTTTAAGTGCAGACAATACATACAACGCTTTGAAAGTTCAAGTAACTGGCGAAGTGGGACATAGCATTCGTTGGGTAGCAAACATCCAAACATCAGAAGTTACATATGCGTAGGAGCCTCAAAAATGGCTATATCAAACAACATAACACAAGAAACTTCACAGTACGGAGTAAGATTTAACGGAGCATACTACCGCATCGTTACAGCAGCAGTCTCACGGCAGCGTGGGGGTGATCCCAAGTTCACGGTGATGATTGACTTGTTGGCATATGCTACAACAACTCCTGATGCTGACACCCGCGAGGTAGATTTTAAACGTTACCACGCACCGCTCACAGAAATCGAAGCAGCGTCTGGTTCTGCTTTCGTAGACAAGTGCTACGCTTGGGTAATGACACAGGCTGATATGTCAGGCTGCTCAACAGCATAGGAGTGGATTATGAGTGTATTACTTTCATTAAAAGACGGGTTTTTTCAGTCAGTACAGGCTGCTGAAACGGTAGGAACTATATCTGGTAGTACGCTTGATTTTGATACTGGCACTGTTTTCTCTCACGCATACTCTGCAAACGTAACATTTGTCTTTAGTAACCCACCAGTAAGCGGGATTTCCTTTGGGTTTACGATCAAGATAACGCCCTCTGCAACGGCTACTGTGACATGGCCTGCCTCGGTTGATTGGGGCGGCGGCACTGCCCCTGTCGCCCCTGCTAGTGGGGCGACAAATGTCTATAGTTTTTATACGGTTGACGGTGGCACTACTTACTATGGGTTCTTAGCAGGAGCAGCAATGGAATGAGTACCGCAAGGCTAATGCAAATGGCGGCTGCGGGGATTTCTAAGAGTTTGTTTGGTCCCTCTTATGGAAATTGGGATGGAAGTCTTTTAAGATTTAGCAGCACGTATGATGGAGCTGGCTCTTCGAGTTCCAACTGGCTGGGGACACAGATGTTTATAGATTCGGATTTAGACCGCGTTTATTCTGGGTATAACAACAACAACCCTATGGCGTATTACACAGGCAGTTTTTTCCTTTGGAATGCTGGCAATGTGGTCTTGAGCTCTCGACCTGTGACTACTGGCATTACAGGATGTACAATGGCTTATCAGAATGATAAATCCTATATTTTATTTGGGGCGTACACAGGCAGTTTTGCTAACCGAATTTATGTTTATCTAAACGGTTCTACTCCGGTTTACAAAGGAACTATCATCCTCAATTCTAATTCCGGGGCTCACGGAATTGCAATCGGAGAATGGTCAAATGCCAGTGCTACCAACTCACCGGGAATAAGACTTTTTGTTTGCTCCAATAGTACAACAACACAGTATTATGATTTACCGGACTTTGAAAACCTATCTGCAGTTATAACCGCAAGTGGTAGTTTTACTACTGCAACCAGTAGTAATTATCAACTTACTTATGCAGGTAGAGATGGTTCAGATGTGTATTTTTATTTTCGTAATGGCACTTCCGTAAAGCTGTTTAAAATTGCGTATGACAGTTCTTCTGGAACGTCTGCAACCCAAATTGACAGCTGGACTTCGCAGGGTAACGGCAGTTTTGGAACGACGATAGACTACGAAAATAAAAAATTATACACTGGTGGGTTAAGTTCGCCACTTTTGTGGAGCTACCCTTTAATTTAGCAAGGTGGGACTAAAATGTACGTCAAACTTACAAGCGACAACGAAGTAGAGCAATATCCATACACGCTCGGTAATCTTCGTCGCGATAATAAAAACGTCAGCTTTCCACGACAAGTGGATGCAGATACACTAGCAGAATATCGAGTGTATCCTGTAGTTGTAGCTGACCCTCCCGCCTACGATATACTTACCCAAACGGCTGAACAAGGAACACCAACGTTAATTGACGAGCAGTGGACAGTTGATTGGGTAGTT